ATAGTTTTTACCAAGCACGCACGGCAGAGGCGAGTAGGAACAACGCAATACGGCCTTCAGCCTTCATTGCCGACGAAGTTGCCGCTTTCAGAGACTACCACAATATTAACGCAATGAAGTCAGGTCAGCTATCTGTGCGCAACCCTTTACGGTTTAAGCTAACAACAGCTTATCCCGAGCGTGACAGTATCATGCTTGAGGAACTCGACTACATTCGCAAGGTTTACGACGGTGTAATTGAGGACGACAGAATGTTTGCGCTACTATACTACGCTGAAGAAGGGCACGAGTGGGACGACATTGGCATTATGCAGGCTAACCCTCTGCGCATAGAAGAAAACTATCAAGAAATTAGAGACAACCGCAAGGCTGCTTTGGAAAAACCTTCGGAGCGTATAGAATACCTTACAAAGCACATGAACGTGTTTGTTACGCAAACACATGAGGAAAAATACATTGACTTTGAGTACTGGAAGAAGTGCGAAGTACCTAAAGTTAGCTTTGAAGGTAAAGAGGTGGTTGTAGGTGTCGACCTTTCTATATCAACTGACCTAACCGCTGTTTCAATTATGGCAAAAGACGGCGACGAGTACTATTTATATTCGCACGGCTTTTTGCCTGAGGGCAGTTTACAGGGCAGACGCGAAAAATTCGACTACAAGCTAGCTGAAAAGCGTGGCGAGTGCACGATAACCGAAGGGATGATCGTTAGTTACGCGCAAGTAGAAGAATACATAAGATTAATAGAGGATAAATACAAGTGTAAGATAAAATGTATTGTGTCTGACCCGTTCAATGCATTGCAGATGATGGAAAGCTTATCAAAAGACTATGACGTTATCCTGCTTAAGCAGACTTACGGTAACCTCAGCCCAGCAATTAAACAGTTCAGAGACGACGTTTACACTGGCAAAATAAAGTATGAGAAGAACAAACTATTTGACTGGTGCATGAGTAACACCACAACTGTTAAAGGCAAAACAACTGATGATATACTTTTAGCCAAGGAGAATAAAAATAAGGCGCGTATAGACCTTGTTATGGCCAGTATTTTCTGCTATACTCAATTATATCTGAGGAAGAATGTAGCCAATATTAATGAATATGCTACGGATAGCTTCCTCAGCAAACTCTGGGGGTTGTGAAATGCTGAATTACATAGAGGACATACTAATTCTTAGCGGCTTGGCTGTTATTGTTACCACTACCTTTTGTGTATCAATGACAGCTGGTTTTTATTGTTTGGGGGCTGTATTGCTAGGCCTCGGCATATATTTTGCTAACAATCCAATAGAAAAGAGGTGATCGAATGCTCTTCAGGAAGATAAAAAATACTGAAATAACACCACCTTGGTCGCCTGAATTTGACACGCTAATGTCTTTACTTGGCATAACGCCAGATAGTATAAACGTATCAGGTAAAAACGCGTTGAAGGAGATAGTTGTTTATACCTGCATCAAAATTTTAGCGGACACAATGAGTAAACTGCCGTGCAAAATATACCAAGACAGCGAAGGCATACGTAAAGCAACCGACCATTACCTTTACCCATATCTTAAACTTAGGCCCAACCCATATATGAGTGTCTCAGACTTTTGGAAGACGCTCGAAACGCAGCGTAACATATATGGAAACAGCTACGTGTGGATTGACTTCGTGCAAGTTGGCAGAAATGCGGGTAAAATACAGGGTTTATATCCCTTAGACAGTACAAAAATGCGCATTTACGTGGACGACGTAGGCCTTTTGAGCACAAAAAACAACGTTTGGTACGTTTATACGGACAATTTAGGCAACGAATATAAGCTGAAAGCCTCCGAAATACTGCATTTTAAGGGGCTTACGAGCGACGGTTTAGTGGGAATTTCCCCCATCGAAGCGCTGAAATTACACATAGAAAACGCCTCAGCAGCTGAACAATTCTTAAATAATAGCTTCAAAAACGGCATGCAAACGGCTGGAATAGTAAATTATGTTGGCGATCTGAGCCCTCAAGCAGAGGAAAACTTCAGGAAAAACTTTGAACGAATGGCTAACGGCTTGCAAAACGCTAACAGGATCAGTTTATTACCCATTGGCTACACGTATCAGCCGATCGCAATCAAGCTTACCGACGCACAGTTCCTGGAAAATACCATGCTGACCGAACGGCAGATCGCTGCTGCGTTCGGTATAAAATTACACCAGATAAATGACTTGGAAAAAACGTCTTACGCTAGCACTAGTGAAGCAAACCGCGAGTTTTATGTCGATACCTTAATGGCCATACTTACAATGTACGAGCAAGAACTGACATACAAGCTATTGCTTCCACGTGAAATTGCTCAGGGCTATTACATTAAATTTAACGCAGACGTTATTTTACGTGGTGACCCCAAGTCTAGATACGAGGCTTACGCGGTTGCAATTCAAAACGGCTTTAAGACGCCGAACGAAGTACGAGCGCTTGAAGAAGACCCGCCGCTTGAAGGAGGTGATCAATTATTACTTAACGGTAATATGATACCTGCTACAAAGGCTGGCCAACAATACTGAAAAGGAGGTGAGTACTATTGTTTTGGAAGTTTATCAGAAATGCTGCAACAGAAACAATGCCTGAAAGCATTGAGCTGCGTATCGAAGGTGATATAGTAAGCGACGACGACGTTTGGTTATATGAATTTCTTGGCACAGGCTCGACGTCACCCAATAGGTTCAAAGAAGAGCTCAAAAAATACGCTGGCAAAGACATTACGGTTTGGATCGATAGCTATGGCGGTGACGTTTTTGCAGCAGCAGGCATTTACAACGCACTAAAAGAACACAATGGTAAGGTTACGGTAAAGATAGACAGTAAAGCGCTGAGTGCTGCGAGCATTATCGCTATGGCAGGCGACGAAGTGTTAATGTCCCCAGTAGCTATAATGATGATACACAACCCCTTTACAATGGCTGAAGGCGATATGCACGACTTAAGGAAAGCAGCAGAGGTGCTGGACGCTGTTAAGAACAGTATCATAAACGCTTACGCTCTTAAAACGGGTAAGTCTCGAGCTAAAATATCGGCTATGATGGACGACGAAACTTGGATGTCGGCTAACGTTGCAGTTAAAGAAGGCTTTGCTGACGGCATACTGTACATGAACAAACCTGAGGCTGAAGAGATAATGAACTTTCAGTATACTAGACTTGCCGTAATGAATAGCGTAAAGAGAATGCTAAAACACTTGGGAAGCTTAGATCGGTTTAAGGTAAAGGACGGAGTATCACCTGAGGACGTGTCACGAGAGCTTGCACCAGAAGATCAAGAATGGGAACGTCCAAACTTGTCTGACTTCACGGAAAAGAGTTGGGATGAACTTACGGATAGAGAGAAAAGGGATATTGCTGGGCATTACGCATGGGCTGCTGAAATGCCTCCAGCTACGTTTGGAGACTTAAAGTTTCCACACCACGACCCAAAAACGCACAGAGTTGTATGGCGTGGCGTAGTTCAAAGCGTTGCTAGGTTAGATCAAGCTGACGTTCCAGCTGCCGATATACCGAAAATAAAAGACCATTTAGCGTTACACTATCGGCAGTTTGACCGAACACCTCCGTGGGAAGAGCAAAATAACAAACAATTGGAGTTACTAAAGGCAAAACTTGCCTTAGAATTAGAAATGTTAAACACAGAAAGGATGGTATCGAATGGATAAAGAATTACGAGAGCTATTAGCCGAATTAGAAGCCAAGGAAACTGAAGCACGGGAATTATTAAACAAGAAAGACGTTACCGCAGAAGAGATCAAGGCTAAAACAGAAGAAATTAAGGCTATTAGAGCTAAGGTCGAAGCACACAAAACCTTAGAAGAGTTCAACAACAGAGGTGTTGAACTTACCGGTAAAGGAGGCAAAGAAATGGATGAATTCAAAGACCAGTACAAAAAGGCGTTTATAAACGCGTTAAGAGGGAAAGCTTCGCACGAAGACTTCTCAGTACTTAACGCGCTATCTGAAAATACCGACTTAACTGGAGGCTTACTTGTTCCCGAAGATATTCAAACAGCGATAAACCAGTATAAGAGGGCTCTGCCACAGCTTGAGTCGTTGATCAACGTTGTGCCAGTAAACACACTGAGCGGCAGCAG